GAATTAAAGTGCGTTCAAAATTAAAAAGAGTGCGTTCAAAATTAAAAAGAGTGCGTTCAAAATTAAAAAGAGTGCGTTCAAAATTAAAAAGAGTGCGTTCAAAATTAAAATAAGTGCGTTCAAAATTAAAATAAGTGCGTTATAGAAAATTAAAAAGATTGCGTTGAAAATTAAAAAGATTGCCTTATAGAAAATTAAAAAAACTGCGTTGAAAAAAAGTGAAAGGAATATTAAACTTAAACAAATAATTATGTATCGAGGGACGTGGAGTTTTGATGTTACTTACAATAAAGGGGACATAGTTTACAATTTGTCAACACACAAGTATTATATATCTATTGTTTATCATCGTTCTGGTGGCAAGCATGGTAATATGTTTGATTGTCCATATTGGTTAGAGATAGCTGATGAATTTTTATCACGTCATTCTACAAGAGGTATAAAAAGAACGAGTTCAGATACGATAATTGAGTCGTCGTCATCGAATAACAGTATAAAACGCAAACTTAAAATTGCTGAAAGAAGCATATGTGAATATAAACGACAAAAAACAGATGTAGACGATTTGAGAGAACAGTTGCTCTTATTGAAAGTGGATACTGCGAATAAGGCATTGCTTGTAGACAAGTACGACAATGCTCCTAAATCGGGTAGTGAACATGCAAAAACAATGCAATGGTTGAGGACAGTTTGTTCAATACCGTTTGGCAAATACAAATCCATGAAAGTTAGTAAGGATGATTCAAAAGAAAAAATTAAAGAGTATTTTGATTCTATTAAGAAAAGGTTAGATGCAACTATTTATGGACTTGAGGATACTAAACAAGAGATATTAGAGTATGTTGCCAGAAAGATTACTAATCCAGATGGGAAGGGGCACGTTTTAGCATTGTCAGGATATAAGGGAACTGGTAAGACAAAGTTGATAAAAAGCTTAGCAGATGCACTCGAGCTGCCATTTATTCAGATTAATTGTGGTGGTCTTTCTGATTCAGCTGTGTTAGTGGGTCATAGTGAAACATATGTAGGTTCGAAACCGGGGAAAATAGCTGAAAGTTTGACGACATCAAAATATATGAATCCAATAATATATTTGGACGAAATTGATAAGCTAGGAGATCATAAATCTACAGAGGTGAATGGCATCTTGACTCATCTTTTGGATGAGGAACAAAATGACAAATTCCAGGACAATTATTTATCTTCACTCACTTTAGATTTATCAAAGGTATTTTTTGTTATTTCTTTCAATGATATTACAAAGGTAGATGATATTGTGTCAGACAGAATGAAGGTAATTTACATAACACCACCTTCATTTGAAGAAAAGGTTACAATTACAACAACAAAAATGATTCCTGACATTTTGAAAACCATAAATTTTGACAAAAACGTTATTGTTAAAATTGACAAGGAAATCATTGAATATATTATAAAAAACAAATGTCCCGAAGAGAAAGGTGTGCGTCAGTTAAAGAAAACTCTGGAAAAGTTATTGTATAAATTGAATTATGACATATTGATTGATAACGAAGAGCATCTAAAAAAACATATTGATACTGAACTTAGCAAAACTGTATGGAACATAACAAGGAATTATGTTAATAATACATTAGGCAAATCAAATAATTGCGAGCCATATTTAAGTTTATATACGTAATATTTTAACTAACAACATAAAAAATACAACCACTAATATAAGTATGCCAATATAATTATAACGGTCGTCTTTCTTAAGGACTACAATAATGTAATCATTCCATGTTGTATTAGATGGTTTTTGTAACAAATCATCTAGTAACCCAATACAGCTTCTTGCAATATTACTATGTAATTGTTGAATTGCTGATTTATCTGTGTTATTGTTTATGTATTCAATATCGATATTGGAGTGAGTGTTGGGAATAAGAGGATTTGTTATTATAGCACTCTTGGGTTGTTGCAATATATTTGTTGGGTTTCTGATATTGATTATATTGTTCATTAGTCTATACAAATAAAATAATTACACTTTTTCTTCAGGTAAAATATCATAATAATTATTATTACCATCATCAACACCATAAGGAATATCAACATTATTGTTCAATTGGTTGTATTGATAATTTGGCATATACGATTGTAGTATCATTAATTTATGTGTGGTATCTTTAATATTTGTATTTATTTTCAGAACAATGATATCAAGTTGAGACACAATATTTGGATCGTTTTGATATGTAAATTTGAGATTTTCAATACCATTTCTAGCGTGTTCCATTTCAGTCATTAATAGTTGAAGCTGTTCACATGTTTTGGAATACTCATCTGTATTACTATAGTTTTTAGACATGTATTTGTTGTTCAGCATATTGGTGATGACATTTATACACTCCGTCACGATGCTATTAATTTCAAAAATGGCTTGGTTTCTAGAATCGCTGGAAAGGAAACGTTTGATAGATTGGTACATAGTATCTGATTCAAGAGCAATCATTCCATTATAGCTCCTAGCGATTCGGCCATTTTTTTGTATTTTGCTTAAAATTTTTAAATTGATAAGTAACTTATCGGGTACGGTCATATACTATATGAAAGAAAACCTTTTTAAAAAATTGAACACGTAATTGTTTAAATCAAAATTAATGCCAAGACCAAATTGGGACACGTATTTTATGAATATTGCAGAAGTCATAAAGACGCGCAGTTTGGATACAAAAACACAAGTTGGTGCTGTATTGGTGTCAATGAAAGACCATAGAATAATAAGCACTGGATATAATTCGGTATGTGCAAACATGGATGACAATTGCATAGATTGGACTGATAGAGATTTTGTTCACGAAATCGTGATACACGCAGAAACAAATTGCATATTGTATGCACAAAGTAAATTTGAAGATTCTATTTTGTATTGTACACTGAGTCCATGTAAGTCATGTATTAAATTACTAAGTGCAACCAAGATACGAAAAATAGTTTACAAAGATGACTATAAAGACATTAACGACACACGTAAATTATGTGATTATTTTAAAATTGAATTAATTAAATACCCAATTTTATTTAAAGAGACGGTAACTATTGAAAATAAATTTGAATAAAAATGAAAGATACTTTAGAAATAAAAAGTGAGATAAGTGAATTGAAAAGGCAAATACAAAATATTATTGATAAAAAAAAGGGAGTAACAAATATAAATGAGATACGCGAATTAGATACTGTTAAAAAAACGCAGCTAGGACGGTTAAAGAGGTTGTCAAAACGTTTGAAGGAGATTTATGCTGAAGAACGTGCTAAGAGGGATATAAAAATTACAGGAAATATGGTAGATTCAATTGAATTTGGAGGTGCTAAAAAAACGAAAACACAAGGAGCAATGGAAAAAGCTAGAAAAAACAAGCAAAAAAGAGAAGAGGTGAAGCAAAAATATTTGGAGTATGTAGACACAGAGAGCAGATATCTTGAAAGAGATTCACAAGACACACCGGGAATGTTTTTTTTGCATGAGTCTGTTCTTTCGAAATATGGTTTGTGTCCTTTTATGGATATAGACATAACTTCCGATAACATTGAAGCAATTCAACAAGATATTTACATTAAAAGAAAACAATGGTTAAACGAACAGGAAGACAAGGGTGAGATATATTACAATCTATATAAAAAGGTATTTTTACAATATGAATTAGAGGCATTAAAACTCAAACAAAGCACAAAAGAAGATGATCTTGATAAACAACTAAAGAATGCATTTTCAGAGAGTCAACTAGAAATATATTTAGAGTCATTAGAACTACTAGAGGAATATAATACATGTCCTGTCAAAACCAAACGTGTTAAAGAAAAGTTTAAAATGGTTATACAAAAAATATCCATATTATTTGCAGAAACTTTAGTTCCTTTACATGAATATTTAGCACTAAAACTTAACAATTCAAATTTGCTATCAATTAATGAGGTTCAAGTAAATATTAAAAATGCTGAAAGCTATACATTTGTACGGAAACTATTTTCAGATACATTACAAGACTACAAACAGTTATTAGAAGAGATAGAAGAAAAAAGAAAATATAATGCTAACACTCAAAGAAATCTAAAGAATGAATTATATCTGTATTTAACAAAACAAAAAACATATTTAACCTATGACAAACCTTCGAATGGTTTTCAGATTGGTAAATATTTTACAAGATGGAACAATTTATCGGCAGATGAGAAAGATGAGCGATTTGAGTCATATGCCGAATTTTATGTAGATAGATATATGTTGAGACAACAGTTAACGACAAGGGATGACAAGCCGTTGGTAGTAGAAAAAATTGCTCAATTACTTAAGAAAGCATACCATTCAAAACAAATGATATACAGAGATTTTGCATGGAAAACAAAGAAAGGTTTAATTGAAGCAGTTCATACATTAAGATATGATCAAGAAAATAAAGAGTTCTTTTTGGCAAGGATTAAAGTCGATGGAAAGGTAAAGATGGTTAAAAAGAAGGCATCTACAAGAACTATTTTCACAAAGGACAACCAACGTTTTATTAATGAAATTATGTTAACTTTTGTTTTGGATAATAAAGAAAGTCTATCAAAAATTGAAGATACACATGTAACGGAATGTATTAATAAATTGAAGGACAAACTAAGAGTTAAAAAGTTGCTTAATCAAGACAAAGAGGAAGTACGAAAGAAATTGCAAGAAATATTACATGTTATTTTAAATAACAAGAACGAATGAGTTAATTAATCACATTTTAAATACATGTTATTAATTAACATGGGTGCTTTGTTTTTATTAATCTATAATGAAAAATTTAATTTCGCAATTAGCGATTTCACAAAAGGGTTTATAAAAATGCAATGTAAAGGTGAAAATGACACTGTTTTTGATTTTGACTCTACACCATTGTTATCAAAATTTCCAATGGACAGAGTATCTCAACAACTTAGCAGACGACAAATTGCCGAATATTCTCAACATACATTTATGTATGGTTATCATAGAATGGCAATCAATGATTTAACAATGGATGGTAACCAACCATTTGAGGATCCAATACGTCACAAATTATTGACATACCCAGACCTGAGAAGTCGTCCACAAAGAAAATTATTTGGAACAGGTGAAATATACAATTATTCTGAGTTAAAAGAGGAATTCACAGACAAGGACTTGCAATCAAATTGTGACATTGAAATAATAATGCCTTTATACATAAAGTATGGTATAAAAGACACGGTTGATAAACTAAATGGAGAATATTCATTTTTCATTACTGAGAATACGAACTCTTTTATTTTAGATCAATTGAATGTTTTTATAGCAAGGGATCCATTAGGATCACGGAGTTTGTATATGGCACAAGATGATTCTCACTCATTTTGGTTATTTGTTTCTGAATTAAAGGCCATTCCTGATACAATTTTGAATAATAAAAATGTGACTGTACAAGAATTTCCTGCAGGTTCAATTTGGTCATTTCAAAAAAAACAGTTTGAGGTTTTTTTCAATTGGGACAAATATTTGAATATAGAAGAAACTTTGTACAAAGATATATCCCCAAATACATTGTCAAATGTTTATCACAATATACTAACTCAAGTGACAAATGCAGTGCAAAGACGTTTTGAATTGTCGGAGAGAAGTATTGGGTGTTTGCTATCTGGTGGCTTTGATAGCAGTATTATTCTTAGTATTTTAGCAAAACTATATGGGGGAAATGCAACTCTACATGCATTTACTATTGGTGATCTAAATTCGCAAGATGTAATTAATGCTAAAGAAGTCATTAAATTTATAGAAGTGCATCATTCTGTAAATGTTGTCCATCATATCATAAGCGTTAATTTTGTAGATATAGAAACTAAAATTGATAATGTAATTCGGATTCTAGAAACTTATGATTTATCAAACGTAAGAGCAGGAGTCTGCTTTTCATATTTGTTTGAATACATTAAAAAGTTTACAGACGTAAAGGTATTATTAACTGGAGAAGGATTAGATGAATTATGTTGTGGATACAATGCCCTTGATAACGAATTCCAGCAAATGAGTATTCAGTCTCTTAAAAATTTAAGTAAATTTGATTTAATGAGATGTGATAAGTTGGGATCATCTTATGGATTGGAATTACGTAATCCATTTCTTGATATGAATTTTGTAACTTTGATGTTAAAAATACATCCAAAACTTAAACGCCCGCAAGTTTTTAATTACAATGAACAACCAATTGAAAAATATATTGTAAGAAAAGCATTTGATTATAGCATATGTAACGAACACTATCTACCCAATAATATTTTATGGAGGTATATGTCCAATGCCAATGAAGCTTCCTGTAAAATCAAGGATGCAATAAATGCATATTGCAATGACAAGTATACTTTAGACGAAGTGTCCCAATATTGTCTTTCTAATAACATAAAAGAAATATTCTCTAAAGAAGATTACCATTATTTAAAAGTATTCTTGAAACATTACCCAAAGCTATACAATATTAGTCGTTTAAATTAGGACTCTATTTTCACTCTCAATAATAAACAATATGGATACTATAACAGACATGCTTAGTACATTCTTTGTTAGCAATGGGAAACGAAACACAAAGACGTTAACGGATATTATAAAGAACAAGGAACAAAAAGAAATTAAAACTAGCAGTAAAGAAGAAGAAATCAGTAGTGGTGAAGAAATCAGTAAAGAAAAAATCAGTAAAGAAGAAATCAGTAAAGAAGAAGAAATCAGTAGTGGTGAAGAAATCAGTAAAGAAGAAATCAGTAAAGAAGAAGAAATCAGTAGTGGTGAAGAAGAAATTGAAACTAGCAGTAACAGTGAAAACATATCTAAAATTATAAGTGGAGGTGATGTTAATGTATCTCTTTCATCTGACGACATCGAGACTGAAATTGAGTTAAAGAAATACATATTAAAACCATCTGAATATTGTAAAAAAAACATTCTATTTCTGAATAGTGACAAGGAAGATAACGTGGGTGTATTAAGTGAATTTATGAGCAACTTGGGCTTGATTAAAAATATTGATACGTATGATAAAACGGTTACGGTAATTTCAGCACATGAAAATAAACAATTATTTAAGAAAATGATGCTAGAGAATCCTTATTTGTTTTTTACCGAGTTTAATATCAAAACTGGCCTAGTCCGCAACAAAGACGTGGATCAAAAAAGAAAAATTTACATCTTAGATATGGAGAATGAATCGATTTCTTTAGATTATATTAAACGTTTATGTGAAAGCAATTCGCAAGTTTTTGTAATGTGTTCAAATTATAATTATCCAGCATTAACAGACGTTTACAATATACTTGGATCTTCTGCATTAATAATCAATAAAAAAGACAAATTAAAATCTTTACAAAAAAATATGTTTAAGAAAGTTGTAAGTACATTATGTCAAAATATACCCAAAATGACTTTTAATGAGTACTATGATGTTATGAATAATAGTGATACGGTAATAAGATATGTAGTGATTAAGAATGGAGAATTAAGGTATGCATAATTAAAATTTATTTATATACTTTAAATGAACGAAGCGTTTAAAGATTACGATATTTCAACACCAAAATTTTCGTTAGATGGATATAAATCTCATTGTAGAATTGTAGATATAATAGATGGTGATACATTAATAGTTGTATTGCCTCTATTTGGAACGTATTACAAGTTTAATGTTAGATTGAACGGTATTGATACATCTGAATTGAAAAGTAAAGATAAAGCAGCGTATAAAGCACGGGAACGAGTTTTTGAAATAATTTGCAAAAACAAGTGTGAAGAAAATACAAGAAAGTACATTCAGAATTATTTCAAAACAAACGTGATTGTTTGTTGGATTGAATGTTCAAAGTTTGACAAGTATGGTAGATTATTAGGAAACATAAGTATAGAAAATAAATATGTATCAGTCATTTTACTTGAAGAAAATCTTGCGAAGCCGTATGATGGTGGTACGAAAATTAATTGGGCGGTTGACAATTCTCAGTAAATTTGAATCCATAATACATCAAAAGGGTTGCAATATATGGGGCAGTTTCATCGCTAATAACGATATTATAAGGCAGCCCAACTGCACGAGCGATGGTTTCAAGACGTTGTTGAGAAGTTTTGTCTTTAAGTTTTCCAAGTAAATCATGGTAAGCAAATTCAACTCCTTGTTGCATTTTGTGGTTATCATTGTTGAATGCTGCTTGTATATCAGCAAGTGTCACAGTAGAACATCCTGGATAGATTGCACTTTTAGGCTCGATAAGTTTTTGGTTTGATGCAGGATTGTATGTTTGTGAAAATGGAGAGAAAGATTCAAGAACTTGTCTGCCAGATGCAAGATTTGCTCCAAGTACAAGAATTACAGCTATTAAAATAGCTAATTGGAAATCTTTATTACTTAGGTAAATTAGAAGCATGATACCAAGAATTTTGACAAATGTATTGTCAAACCAAGTTTGAGCTTCCGTTGGAAGTTTAGGTGCAAGTTGTGCAGCATATAAAACTAGTGTAACCTTTAATGTTGCCATAATATAGGGATTAGCGAGTACTTTGTCAACATTTTTTTCAATCATGTATGTATACTGTTTTAGAGTGTCCATTGATAATATATAATAAAGAAATAAAAAAAATTAGTTTAAAATCAAATTGTATTTTAATATGAAAATACAAGAGTGTCATATGAATGACAATACATTTTACGATGAGGAATGTATAAAGGACTATGGAATAAGAACATGCATTATAATAAAAGAAATAACAACACCAAATTCTATACATAACAAAGCTGAATTGCGCTTTCTTGATAAAATTATTAAACAAAAAGGTTCAGGAACTTTTTATACAACTCAGATTCAACTAGCTGAAATCATACCAAATTTACTTTCATATGATTATTACGTAATTATTGTAGATAAAACAATAGAATCGCATACCATAACAGCCGTTCACTGTCCATGTAAATCATAATCTAACTTTATTCCTCCTGTGGTTTGAATGTAACCAAGTATAGTAATTGAATTGCTGTGTACTTTTTGATGACATGATTTACACAGTGTCACCAAATTGAATTTACTATTTTTATGGAAATGGCCTGTGAAATTTTTGTCATCAGCAGTGCATTGAAATTCAATGTGATGTACATCTAATGGAATATCTGTTTTTTTAGTTGGGGAATATTTGCATATTTCACATTCATCTACGATTTTTTTAGCATTATACTTGCTTTTTTGAGTATTTATAACTTTAGACTTTTTATTTAACAGTCGATTTCGTATATTAAATGCAGATGTGATAAAATCTTCATTTAATCCAACTGCTTTAGCAATTTCTAATCCATATAGTGAATCACATGGTCCGGGTTTAAGTTTTCTTTCAAAGATAATATCATTGTCTTTAACATTGACACTTAGATGACATATTTGCAATCTTTTGTTCTCTTTTATCTCTATTAAATTAGCAACCTCATGGAGATGAGTTGTAAACACAAATTTGGCTTTTTTTTCAATAAGGTCAAGTACAGACATTGTAAATAATGCTGTTGCCGACAAATGTTCTGTGCTATGAGTTAATTCGTCAGCTAAAACTAGACACTTTTCATTGGCTACTTTTTGTATCTTCCTTAAGCCAATCATTTCTGTTACAAAAGAACTTTGGCATTTCCACAAGTTGTCTTGTGAATCTACTTGTGATATAAGTGTATCAAATGGAGCAAACACAAATTCTGAACAGGGTACATACAGACCACATTGAGCTAATACAACACAAAGACCTAATGATTTTAATAAACTGCTTTTTCCACATGAATTTAATGCATATAATAACATGCCATTTGAGTCATTGGTTAAAGAGATATTGTTGGGAACATATGGCACATCATCATTAACACGTTCAATTATTGGGTGTCTCATAGCTGTTGCATGTACAAATGATTCGTTATCATTTTTCACAAGAGGTCTACAATAATTGTATAACTTTGCACATGTCGCATTTGATTGAGAAAGATCGAGTTTTTCAACATACTCTCGTAATTTTATAAATAGATTACAATTTGTTTTACTAAAATTGTTAATATAAGCCAGATAATGAGCCTTTATTTTTTGAGCAAGCATTTCTCTTGATTTGACAAGTTTAAGTGAGTCTTGTTTAAGTTCATCAGTTGTAAATTTGCACGTGTTGGTTTGTTGTTTTAATGACAGAAACTTGAAATCTTTTCCTAATTTGGACTTGAGTAATTCAAACCTTATTTTAGTACATGTATACATATAGCCTTCCTGGTCGCATTGAATTTTGATCCAATCATTTCCATTTACAATTTTATCATATCCAGATCGTGTATTCTCCATTTTGTTTTCAATGTCTTGTATATTATTCGCAATTGTATCTAATTCCAATACAATACCTTGTCTAAAATAATTGTTTATTGAAATATTGGATTCATTCAAATTATACTTTCTCAACTCGTCCATGTTGAAAGCCTTTTCTAATTCATTGACTATACTTTGTAATTGACAGGATGTACTTTTGTCAAGATTTGATGACATGAGAACATCCGATTTGCTATTATTAAGCAATTTAACTAATTCTAGTATGTTTTGATACGAAATATATAGATTATGTAGCTCAAATGGATGTAACATGCCAAGATTCAGTTTACGATGCAATTTTTCAAAGTCAGACATGTCATCCAAGAACTTTATAAATTGTTTATAATCACTGACAGAATTATTTGCATAATCACTGACAGCATTGTGAAAATTGTATTGTGCATTGATTTCTTGAAAGGTTTTGAAAGGTTTGCACAAAAGATGTTTAAGAGCTCTTCTTCCAATGGCTGTTCGGGTTTTATTTATAACATGAAACAAGCTTCCAAAACGATGTGTAACTGTGTGTGCTTGGGTACTTAAAATGTTTAATTGTCGTATAGTGTTTAAGGGCATAGACATATATTTGTATTCATCAATTACATAAGGAACTGCTAGATTATTTATGTATTTACTATCATGATTTCCAATAAACTCGATCAACTTTATAGAATTCAAAGCAGTTAATTGTCTACATTCAAGATTAAAATGTTCAAGAGGCGTCAGCAAACCAAAATTTACATGTTGATACACCTTTTGAAAAAACATATTTTGATATTGAGCTGTATTTTGTTCATCTCGACTCGTTGTTTCGCATTTCCAATGAAGCTTATTTACTTCCAAAGATTCACGTAAAGAATCCTGCTGAAATGGTTTAGGTATATTGTCTGTATTTTTTATATAAACCAATAATTCACTTGTATTATATCTCAGTAAAATCCTATAAATTTCATCAAGAACGTTCTCAAATGATTCATGTGAAATTTCTTGAAACATTTCGTACGTATCAAACGTATTGGTGCTCATGTTGATATTGCAAATACTATAACCGATTACGTAATCTTTTTTTTGTTTTTGTATGTCAAAAAGTATACTTGATACATTGTTACCATCTGAATTTTTTTCTTCCACAATATCGATAGGTTGAATACCAGGTGAATAAATGCCTGTTACAGAACGTTTCTTTTTATTACTTGAAATAGTTTCATCTTGGTCAATAACGACTACTGTGTATCCATTGTCAAGTAATATTGGTAAATATTTTGACATTGAAATTTTTTGAAAACCTCCAAATAAAGGGTTTTTTCTATCAATTGTAGTAACTGCCTTGTTTTTGCGTGACACTTGTATATTTAAAAGTCCACAAACTTCAATTAAATTGCCAATGCATTCTTTGTCATTCTTGACCATAATCATTTCATAAAATATACCATTTTGTAATAGAATACACGTTTTCTCCCCATACTCTTTAGTATATTTTAAATAATAGGAGATATATTCTTCAATAAGTGATGGTGATAACGATGACATATTTAGTTACTTTACAATATTAAATATGTTTAAATCAATGTTTGCTCACCAATTGTGATTTTTATAAATATTTAATAGCTTTGTTTCAAATTCGCCAACAAATTGCTTATAATTACATAACGGCCCCGTTACAAACTTATTTCGCACGGTTTCTTTTAAATTTTGAAATTTGTCAAGATTTTCAGCAAAGTATACAGCCTTGTCAACATACTCTTTCTTACTATATGTAACATACTCTGCAAGACCAGAGTTTTTCATAAAGCTACTAGTAACATTTTGTGAATGATAGTGTCTTTCACCATCAAATAGTGTTAGAATTGGAACTCCCATACACAATGATTCGCAACTAGTTGTCGTACCCGAGTAAGGGAATGTGTCAAGTGAAATGTCCATTTTATTATAGTCGTCAAGGTGTTCACTATATGTATCAGAATATGGAAGAACTGTAACTCTTTCAAGCACTTTTGGATCTTTGAAACTATCGAAAAATTGTTGTTTCAACTTTGGTGTAAGAAATTCTTTTGTTTTAATAATGAAACGGGCACTCGGAATGGCTTGAAGAACTTGTTCCCATACTGAAATTAACATTGTGTTTATTTTGTTGTATCGATTAAAACTGCCAAATGTTATGTATCCATTTTTCACATATGGTTGTTCTTTTAATACTGGTAAATTATCGATTCCCATACTTGGAGTATACGCTAAGAAACACCTGTCCATAAATATCAACTTTTCTTGATAGTATTTTTGTGAAGCCGAACTATCACAATATCTATCAGTGATTCGATAATCCATAGATCTAATTCCGCTAGAATTGGGATAACCACAATAACTGATTTGAATTGGAGCAGGTTTTAAGACAAATGTATCTAAACGATTGTCACCTGTATGTGCCGACAAATCAAAAAGAATGTCAATATTATGAGACTGAATAAGTGCTTTTAGATCTTCTGGTGACTTGTTTTTCACAACAAACCAATTGCATTGTTTGAACATTTCTTTTAGGTCTACAACCTTAACTGAATAACAATAAACGTTGAACAAATCGTAGTTAATATGATTTAGGATACTGTGAATAAAATAAGCTACAGGATGACATATAAAATCCCCAGAAACAAATCCAATATTCAATTTAGCTTTTGTTTTTCTCATATCATTTCTGTTTTTACATTTGAATAGTTCTTTCTTAACAACGTAGTTTGGACAACCTACTTTGTAATTATCAATAACAACTGGGTAAATTTTATTAATATTTTTATGAAGCTTGGAAATATACATTGGGTCTTCAATTAAATGTGAAATATAGTTGACGTCTAGTAATTTATTTTGATAAGCAAGTGATAGTCTTGGCTTATAGGATAGTGCTTTGTTGTAGCCGTCAATTGCTCCTGTAAAGTCACACTCATAACATTTAGCTAATCCCATGTTCATATACATGCTTGCAATGAGCATGTCTTTATCAACAGAAATGTGTGCTCTTTGAAAATTTGCAATTCCTTTTTCATAATGGAAGATTGCTTTGTCAGTACTTCTGAGCTCGGTGTAAATAACACCTATTTGATTATTAATATCTGGGTCTAAAGGATCCATTTCATAAGCAAGGTTGAAAAAGTATAAAGACAGTTCTCTATCTTGAATTGTAAAGTAAATGCTACCAATCCCATTTAGACATTTAACCTTGAACTGTTTTAAACTTTGAATTGCACCTTCATTCTTCTCTTTTTCTAATAAAAGATCGATAATACCAATTGCAAGTTTATAGTGATGAAGACTGTCTTCTAGTTTGTTAGCTCTATGGAACATAAATCCAAAATTATAATGCAATTGATAATCACATGGGTCTACCATGAGAACTTGATGAAGAAGTGCCAAGTTCTCTTCAACATTAGGATTGAATATTGTTAAAAACATGAAAATCATCTTGTAAATTTCCATAGCTTGTCTATGAAACGGTTCCAAATTCAAAACTTTTCTAATATGTGCAATAGCAACATATAGTGTGTTTTTTTCTTCATTTGTAAAAGGTTGTCTATTAGGTTGCAATCCAACCGTTCTTACAAGCAATTCTCCACTAATGTAATAAGTTTCTTTTACCTCTGATTTATATCTATAAACTTGAAAAGGGTTTAAAGTATCTAAAAATCGAATTAATTTGCTTGATAATTTAATACATTCAACATACTTTTCATTGTCAAGCGTTTTTGTCCTTAGAAGGTGTTCTTGTGCATTTGTATAAAGATTATGAAGTGTTTTGTGTTCTGTTAAGAATGTTTCAATATCAGGCACGGTATCAGACATTATATAATAAGCATTGGTAAAAAAACTAAAACTGGAACGAATTTAAAAATAAATATATTAGTATCGTATACGTAACAATGAGCACTATTCAACAGTTAAGACAACGTGTAAAGTTATTGCTAAAAAAACCACAAAGCGTACAAAGAACACCGGAATGGTATAGAGACAGACAAACACGTATTACTGCTTCTGAAGCAGCATCTTGTCTAAAAAAGTCACAACGTGTCTGTGAAAATTATGTGAAAAACTTTAATGTTCCCAATTTTAAATATAATGAACTTGCAAATCTTAATCCATATGAATCAAAAGAAGACTATATTATAAAGAAATGCTCGTCTTTTTTTGGATTACAAGGTGATTCATTCAAAGATACAGTATACACATTGTGGGGCAAGAAATATGAAGATATAGCCTCAAGATTATATTCAAAATTAAATGACACAACTGTATTGGAATTTGGACTGATATGTCATAGTAGATTGAAATGGTTAGCAGCAAGTCCTGATGGAATTACTCCGGATGGTGTAATGCTCGAAATTAAATGCCCCAAAAGTCGTAAAATAGACAACACTATACCACCACTCTACTATTATATTCAATGTCAAATTCAATTAGAATGTTGCAATTTAGAAGAATGTGATTTTTTCGAATGTGAAATAATGGAATGTGAAAATGAAAAAGAATGGTTAGAAATCCAATTACAAGATAAACAAGATAAAGGTATTCTACTTCAACTGAAAAACACTCAACAATTCATATATCCACCAATTGAACTAAATAACGAACTGGATTACATCTCATGGAAAAATAAATCAAGTAATTGTAATTATATCCCTACCTATTATGTAATAACTAAATACAACAATATCAAAATTAAGCGTGACAAAGAATGGTTTGAAGCTGTACGTAATGACATTAAAGACGTGTGGCAGCTAATTACAAAGTTGCAGTCCAATAAAGATGATTTTCTTAAATATAAAGAATCAATCGACCTCTTGAAAAACAAAGCGTATTACATGAAATATGAATCTACACAATGTATGATTCATCATGACAATACAACATACATACAAATTGATGACACTAATTGTATGATATCATCGGATAGTTAGGAACTAATGCTTACGAGTGATTGTTCTGCGCTCAATTTAATTACTGTGACTTTGAACTTTGATTGAAATGTTTCTCCAACATATGTTAAAACTGACTGAAGAACGCTGTCAGAACTATCTGATGAGTAAATATTTATAGTGTTAGCTACCTTGTCAATTTGGTCTCCTGCTCTATTTTGAATATACCATATGGACATATTGTCTAAAATAGTGATATACTCATTTTTGCCTAATGATATCTGTTGTAAAGGGAATGGATAATATAATGAATGTATCGCCTTTGAAAAACCCAATTTTGAAGAATGTACGGCATTTAAACATCGTTCTGTACAACAATAACCCATAAAATCAGAAAGGTCGCCATATTCGTTTAAAACATTATTTAGATTTGATTTAGCATGTTGTAATCCTAAATTATGTCCAATTTCATGTACATATGACATTGGATTGTCAGCAACATCTCCATCTATCCATACTCTACATGATGAATTTACGGAACAAGGGCCTAAAGTGCCTAGTCCCGTGAAAAAACATCCTTTTGGTAAAACATAAATTTTATATAAATAACTGTCAATATTTATAGGAAACATTCTCCGAATTACGTCATCTGTGCGGTCTGCCCATATTGAATATGTGTCCCTACACATACCAATATTTTCGGGGCATGGTATTTGGATAAAAGTAGGAAACACTGTTGGTTGAAATTGTAATTTGCCAGGAGAACAATGATATAGAATATTTTTTACAGAGTTGTTGTTTGTTATAAGCACATTACTTGCTTGGTCAAATGTTAATGAAGGTGGTGCATTACATACACTTAAAATTATTGTAAGAGCTTTTATGGTTTGTGAACCAACTTGTTTAATTAACAAAATTGCAGTTGATAGAAAAGCTGATAAAAACATATGATACTATCTCGCAGATTATTAATTTGTACAATTTAAATTTAAACGCACTTTTATTTTATATGTCATTAGTAATTATGACAAGATATTACGTAAGCCCCATAAGTGGACGTATTATCAAATCGACAGGTAAAACATTCAAAATATTAAAAGAAAAAGGTTATTTTATCGATAAACATAAATGTTTTTACAATATAAAATCTGCTGAAAGATGTTTATCACGGCTAATGAAGTTGTATCCAAATTTAACATACTTTCCTTCTTCTTTCACAACAATTCCAAAAACATACAAAAAACAAGGCCCAGCTAGAGCTTTTATCCCAGATAAATCTTTACAAAATGCCATAGGATATGTTGATAAAAAAGGTAAAATAAAGAAAATAAAGCCTATGGCATTGAGTGAAAGCCATGTTGTTGTTAAGGATCCGTATAATGCAATTGAACGCGATATTAACAAAGCTCCAATAGCAACAGCTTCAGAAAATGTGCAAATACAAACTCAATTAAGCAATGATGAACCAATTATTGACAGAAAAGAAATAGCACTCGTATACAACCCAATTCAAAATGATTTTATTCCAATTAAAGGCGAGGTGTCTACACAAACTCAAAAAGAGGTATTATCTACTGTGAATCAAGAACTTATTCCCTTAAAATTACCTCCAATTAAAAAGGATAGTAATATTTCAGGAGTTATTATGGATAAAAACAAAGTAAAAGGAATTGTTACAACCAAAAATGAAATACAATTACTAAATGAGTTGTTAGATGAACTAAATCAAGCTTCTAATATTAATCTCACTCCAACTAAAACAACTAAGCC